GATGCCAGATTCAGTCCCAAGTTTGGAGCAACACAGGGGCCGAGGTATCCATTAGATCCACATATGCCAATGGGTGACAGAATAAATTGCCGGTGCGCAATGTCATTCGAGATAATTGATGAGCCAATAGGATAAAGAAAATGCCAATAGATACTGATAGGATTTGCCCAGTATGCCAAGCAGCAAAACTTGATTCCCACGAGGGTTCAGAAATAATTTTCTGCCCATCATGCAACGCTATCTTTAAGTTGGGTATTGAGCATTTTAATTTTACGGAAATTTTACGAGATGCATCAAGGTCAACTGTTCTTGCGTATGGGAATGAAGAAGAGAAAACACAATGGCCATTTAAGCCATAAGCACTAATTTGAAGAATAAGGAGAAAGCAAATGGATAAGATAACACGAGCATATCATATGCCCGATGGATTGCAGTTTCGGGCAGTTGAAGCCGATGACAGTGATGGAGTCTTTGAGGGCTATGCAGTGGTGTGGGATGTTGTGGACTCCCATGGCACCCGTTTTAGAAAGGGCTCTTTTAAGAAGACGCTGGATGAAAGGGGAGACAAAATCAAGATACTCAATCAGCACAATATCGAAGAGCCTATTGGTAAGCCCCTTGAGATGCATGAGGATGCTACCGGCCTATTTGTAAGGGGGCAACTTACTGAGGGGGTGCAAAAGGCTGATGAGATGCGCAAGTTAATTGGTGATGATGTCATTGATTCTTTGTCCATTGGATTTTCTACTATCAAGGACAAGCAGGCTGGGCAGTATAGGGATATCACAGAGGTCAAGCTGTATGAGTTTTCACCGGTAACATTCCCAAGCAACGAGCAGGCGAAGATTATTGATTTCAGGAGCGAGGATTTTACAGAGCCTGATAATGATCCACCCGAAGCTCGCACAGAGGAACCGAAGCCGGATGCAAAAGATACAGATGATGTTTTGCCGGTATTTGATAAACGAGATGTGGATTTTGATGAGTCCTTGAAGGGTGAAGAACTCTACGCCCAGCAGGATGCCTTGTGGTGGGCGCTTAGGTTAACGTTGTCTGATATCTGGTGGGAGAGTGAAGGGGCTGATGATGCGGTGATGTTGTTTGATACAGCACTTGCAAAATTCCATAATAGATATCTTACTTGGGCAAAAGAATTCATGGAATTCTACTGGGAAGAAAGGCATGCCATTATGGCCACTGAGGATCTTGCAGGTATCGTAAATGCTCAGATACGCAAGATGGGTAAGACCATTGAAACCTTGGCTATTGATACAAGCCTGACTGCAAAAGAATTGAGGACACTTTCAACCGGGAATCTATTGCCCATTGAAAGTCGTGGGAAACTGGCCGAGCTACCCCAAGAGATTAAGGATGCTCACCGGGCGAAGCGGAGAAGTATTATCGAGAATCTTTGTAATGAAGTTCGATCCGGTGGAATTAACAAAGCAGAGTCAATGCGGTTTGCCGCGTTACTCAATGTCGCGTTGAACCAGTCAATCGAAACGGAGGAGAGGGCCGAGGTTGATGTGGATTCATTGTCCGTTGCCTTGGATGAAATTAACAAAACCATAACCATTGATGAATAGGAGAATGAGAATCATGGACGAGAAACTGACAGGAAAAGAGTTGGTTGAAAAAATGAACCGTAGCTTCGATGAACTTATGAAGCGTAATGATAAGGCCAATGAGGAAGCAGAAGAGAAAAATGGGGTGGCAACTGCCGAGACCCGTGCTTCTGTAGAGGCCATCAAAGAAGAGATCATGGAAGTGCGGGCTGCCCTTAAGGAATTTGAGGTTCGGGAGAATCGGCCCAATTATCAGACGCAGCAGGAAGAAGAGACCCAGGCTAATAAGATTTACAAGCGGGCCTTTGATAAGTACTGCCGAGTGGGCTTGCACCCGGATGAGGATAGTGCTTTTAAGTTTACGGAGGAAGAGAAACGCGGCCTTTCCTCATGGTCGGATAGTTCCGGTGGTTTCTTGGTCCCCTCTGATTACGAGGGCGGCATTATAATGAACGCTTATGAGCGAGAAGCCCTGAGACCCATTTGCCAGACTGGGACCACCAGCAGGGATGAAGTCAAACTCGGTGCCCTGTCTAAGCCTTCTGTGGCATGGAGCCCGGCAGGTATCCAGATTTCCGATGAAGATCTTACCGCTGGGATTCGCAGGATTCGCATCTATACCCTGTACGGCCTGACTACCGTGAACAATGATACCCTGGATGATGCCGAGGCTAATATTGAGCAGGAACTGAATGATGCCTTTTCCATGGCGATTGCAGAAGCAGAGGACAATGCCTATGCAGCCGGTGCCGGGGACGATAGCCCCCAAGGTGTTTCTGCTAATACTGATGTGCAGGCCAATTATGTTGCTACCAGCGTTGCTGCTGCCATTGCCGATGCTACTTATAATGGTATGGATGCTTTGCAGTCGGTTATGTATACGCCGAAGTCCACTTATCGGGCTAACGGAACATGGGCGATGAATTCTACTACTGAATCCCTGTATCTGAATTTGAAGAATGGTGAGGGCGCTTACTTGTGGCAGCCTAATATCATCGTGGGCCGTCCGCCTACCCTGTTTGGCAAAGGGATTGTGAACCCGGAAGGTATGCCTGATGTTGCTGCTGGGGCTTTCCCGGTTGTCTTTGGAGACTTCATGGCTGGTTACAAGATCCGTGACAATGGTGGGTTAAGTGTTATGCGCCTTAATGAGAAATATGCTGACTACGATCAGACTGGTTTCATGGTCAAGAAACGCTCTGGTGGACTGGTAACATTGCCGGAAGCCTTTGCTTGTCTGAAAGTTGCTGCATCGTAAACCGCTATTGAAAGGTAGCTGATGAATTTTATAAAACAATATAACTCCAAAACAAGGAGATTGGTTATCATGAAAAAGTTTAAACTTATGGCGCTGGCGGTATTCTGCATTTTCATTGCTTTTGCAATAGGTGCAGGTCCCGTTAATGCCCAGGCTTATAGACCCTATACCAACACGATTGATTTGACGGTGAAGAATGTTCCGACATTTCAGTCTGGGCTCGGGTTAGATACCTCTGGTTCTGAATGGTATGTCAATTCGAATGCATCAGGTACAGCGGCAGGTACAAGTTGGACAAATGCCTGTTTGACTATTGATGCTTGTATTAACCTTGCAACTGCCTCCAATGGGGATTTGATTAATGTCGCCTACACCCATACGGAGACCTATACTGCTGCCAATGGATTTGATTTGGACAAGGCAGGGCTGACTCTTATCTTTCACAGGAATGGGCAGAATACCGCGAACCTTATTTTCGGGCATGCGGATGCAACCGTTGCTTGCGGGGCCGCCAACAATACTATCTATGGTGGTAGATTCCTCGCGGGCATCACAGCCGTAACTGCCGGGATAATGGTAGAGGCGGGCTGTGATAACTTCACAATGGTTGATGCTGTTTTCCCGGAGCCGACTACCTCTACCTTTGAATTTGTGGATGGTATTGATCTGGCAGCGTTGGCTGATGGTGTCCATATCTATGGGCTTGAATATTACAATGCTGATGCCACCGGGGGTGCTCATGCTATCGAGATGGGTAATGGAGTAAATAAGGATTTCCAGTTGATTAATGCCCGGATCTTTGGTGAGTTCTCCGTTGCCCCTGTTTGGTCGAATGATGCTGATGAGGAAGTGTTCATTGCTGGTGGAGACATTACCAACATGACCACTGGCCAGTTTGCAGTTGAATTTGCTGGAGCTGCAACTGGATCGGTATCAAGCATTTTGCTCAGAACTGATGGGCAGGCTACGGCTTTAGATCCAGGCTCCATGACAGTGGGTTTAGATGTTATGTGGGATGATGAGGATACTGCTGATACGGTGGCCATTCCTGTAATTGCCGGTGGCTCTGTAACTCAGGGGCTTGCCGATGTTCACCTTAACCATGTGATGGCTCTTGACGGTGCTACCAGTAAATTCCCGGAGCAAGCTGTAGCGGACTCAACCATCTGTAAGATGCTTGGCGATGATGATCCTGCTGTGTGTACGACTTACGACAATTCTACTGATTCATTGGAAGCAATTTCCAACTTGCTGACTGGTGGGACTGCTACATTGGCGGGCATAGCTATGGATAATTTGATGCTGTTGGATGGGGCGACAAGTAAATTCCCTGAAAATGCTGTCACTGATTCCACTATCTGTAAAATGTTGGGCGATGATGATCCGGCAGTATGTACTACTTATGATAATAGTACAGACTCGTTGGAAGCAATTGGTGTCAAGACCACTGCAATCGCTACTGATAGCTCATATATTGCAGACCTCGCGCTTCCAGTAGATCCAACATCAGATTCACTGGCCGCGTTTATCGCTTCCGGCGGGACAGCCCTTGGCACCGAGCTTGGTGATAGCAAATCTATTGTGGATGCAATTGGTGCTGATGGTGTAGCGGTTCTTACAGTTACCGCTGGATCTTTGTACGGTATGAGTGGGACCACGTTCATTGTGGAAAAGACTCTTACTTCAAGTGATGTTGTCACTGGTGGGGTGGATTTGACCGCTGTAGCATCTGGCGGGGATATCTACATTGACGATATCATCATTGAGACCAATGCAACCGGCCTTGCAACAGGTACGAACTTCACGCTTGAAAAGAATGGGGGCAGTGGTGTCCTGACTTTCTTTAGTGAAACTGTCGGTAATCTTGGTGGAAATGCAACAGAGGTTCTTTCCACCGGATCTGTTGTCCCGAGTAATGGTACTGTGCTGGAATCTGGGCAGAAAATCATTGCCAAGTGTACTGTCGGTAGTTGTGATGGTGTTGGTACGATAACACTCTATATCAAGGCAAGACGAGTTGCTGCGGGTGCGAACCTGACTGCTGCTCCATAAGGCAAATATCATGCGGGATAGGGTGACGATCCGAAAAACCGATTTCCTGGCCGGTCTTCCCGCAGTTGCTTAGGTCAGGATGGAATAACAAAATGATAATGACTTTTTTATAGGAGATATGAAAAATGAAAAATGATGCTGGAAGTAACTTTACAATTGCAGATGGATTGGATGCTGTTTCGAGAGGGGCTGATACTTACTACACAGACCCGGAGATTGATCACGCCTTGTCTCCGACTGCTCAGTTCCATATAAGTTGTGGGACTTTCGCCACATCTTTGGTAGCAACATTGCAGCACAGTGATGATAATGGGGTTGCCGATTCTTACATTGATGAGGTGGCCGGTTATGACAATACGGTTTCGGTAACTTTGACAGCCTCGGGAGAAGGGGACATTTATGTGCCTAATCCCAGGGAGCGGTATTCACGGGTCAAGCTGGTACTTGGTGGAATCTGTGTTGCATCTGTTACCAATATCTCTGGCCCCTTGCGGAGTGTTGATCAGGGCTAAGATGGTAGCTTGTATAGTGCCGTGACAGCAAAGGAGAAAGCAAATACGGGTAGTTTAGGCTATAGGGTATATATTGACCTACCCTACCCGTATCAACCCCCTAAAACGGCTTAGAGGATAAGCAAATGAAAATCAAAATGATCGAAGATCAAAAGGGCAGTCAAGATGGATTTACAGTTCAAAAGTTTGAACAGGGCAAGGAATATAATATTACTGATTGGTTGGCAGATGTATTTGTCAATCAGATTGAGTGTGCCAAATATGTAGGCAAGTCCTCTGTTGCTCCCAAAGAAAAGACTGTTGATGAGCCAGATGAAAAGACAGTGGGCAAACCGACAGAGAAGCCCAAGGAAGATATCCCGGATGAAACAATGATAGATATCCCGGATGAAGTTGCCGAGGTTGATGTTGATGATATCCTATTGACCGCAGATGGGAAGCCATACAGCACTGAAAGGTCTGCTTCATCTGCAATTACAAAAAAGGATTTGCAAGGTAAACGTAGACCATTTGAGATTAAAGATGGCTATGGCCTGGCGCTGATTATCAAGACGGAAAAGAAGGTACGGACACGCGGATAGGGGGATAGGAGTATGGCTCTTGAATTAGTATCATATGCGGATTTGAAAAATCTCCTTGATTTAGAAGATGCAGAAATCACTGATTATCCTGCATTGAATGTGATTAATGATACCATGATCCCGGCATTTGAGGAGCATCTTGGCAGGAAGCTCAATAGTGAATCTCGTACTGAAGTTGTTTGGACAAATAATTCCAAGAAAACAATGCTGATGTTGCCTGCCATACCAATCACCACTATGACCTCCGTGACAGTTAGCATTCTGGGTGAGGATGAATCCTTGACAGAGAATACCCATTACTATGTTACTGAATATGGGATTAAGTTATTTACTTCGGTCAAGAATGCCAAGATTACCATTGTCTATGTCGGTGGGATTTCAGCAGTTGCTGAAGAGCTAAATTTGAATCGGGCCGCGTTGTATCAAATCAGTTATGAATGGCAGAACAAAGAATGGATCGGATCTGAGTCGGTAACAACAGAAGGTGGGTCGGTGCAGAGGCCAGAATTACAGTTGCTTAAAGAGACAAAGCGGATGTTGCAACCTTCTATCCATCCATTGCATACGGGATATAAGACCTGATGCCTGAACAACTTTCTATAGAGTTTGTCAATCTTGCCGGGGTTGAACGGTACCTTAAAGATCTGCCAGATGAGATTTTTAAGGATGCCAAGACTGTATTTAAGAAAGCTGTCTTAGAGGCCCAAGCAGAAGTTGAGTCGAATTTTGGGGCATCATTAAAATCAAGAACAGGTGCTCTGAAACGATCTATTAACACTTATGTTGAAGGCAAGGATATTGGTTCTTTGCGAGCCTCTCTTTATGGGGCTGCTTCGGCTAAAGGTACGCAGATGATTTATACCTTGATGCAGGAATATGGCGGGGAAGTAGTTGCCAAAAATGCATATAAGAATGTACCGGGTGGGCCATATCTTAACATTCCAACCGGAGCAAACAAAACCCCCAGCGGTGTTCAGAAATTGTCAGCGCGTGAGGTATTTAATCGTGGTGGGTATCTTGTCCATGGGAGCCGTGGATGGGCTGTAAT